AGATGAAATGGAAAGTATAAGGAGATTAAAGAAAACTATTTACAAACCACCTTTACCATTAAAGAAACAGCGTGTAACTGCAAGGGCACAGATACCAGGCAAAGTAAAGACATTTTCTGAGGAAGAGATATTCTTGTTTAAACTCAAGAGATACGACAAATGCTTTATTTAATTATGAAATAGGTGAAAAGGCCAGAAAATACAAAGATAACCCTCAAAATATAAGGAAGAAATTAAAGAATGTCTAATAACCTGGAGGTACAGGATGAGCGAGAAACAGAAAAAACTTATAAAAAAGCGTATGAAGCCAGAAAAAATCACAGGTAATAGTCAAACAAGAGAGTATAGAGCCCTTGAAGATTTAGCCAGAGATGAAATCAATAGGTTTCTTGGAAAGTTATCTTTAAAGACTGGAAAGGAGTAACTTGATGCTTCGCTTAATTAAAATACAAAGGAGAAAAAGAAATGGAAAAAGAAGAAATAACCAGTGTTATTGAACGTATTAATGAGATCAAATCTGAAAAACGGGAGCTTGAAATAAAGCTCACAGATATAGTATTAAATTATGAAGGTTCTGTACAAGAAGCCCTTAAAGATGGTCTTGTAAGATTGAACTTTTCAACATATCCTGGATTTTATAGATTTTTGAAAAGATAAGGGAAGTTTAAACTAAAAGGTGCTTCGTTTAATTAAAAAACATAGAGGAGGTGATTAACTGTGGGTACAAAGATATTGAAAGAATTTAAAGATGCTTGTAAAACCATTCTTAATGTAAAGACTAAAGAAGGGAGTATGCTAAACTATGCAAAAGCCTATGCAAAAGCTGGTCTGTATATATATTCTGCAGATGTAATTTCAGTACAAATCTTATACATTCTCGGTAATCTTCAAACTTGGAGAGGTGAAGAGGCTAGAGATACGAAGAAACTCTTAAGCGTATAAGGAAGGAACTAAAATGTATAAATTAACGGAAGAAGAAAAAGCAGATTTAGAAGATGAAATCTTCTGGTGTAGAGAGAATTTAAAATCTCTTGTTGCAAAGTTAAGCATCGCAACAGATGTAAAAAATAATCTTATCAATGATATCTCTATATGGAAAGAGCGGCATGAAAGAGCGGATAGGAAACTCGCTTTTGCAACAAAGGTTAGTGTTATTAAGAAAAGTAAGAGGAAAAAAGAAGGGATTGTTAAATCCCTTGAGAAAATCCTTGAAGATAAAGATAAACTCAAGGCTTTTATTAAATTACTTGAAGATGAGGGAAGTGATTTAAATGCAGTATGAAATAGTCTTAACAGCCAAGTATAAAGGGATTGAACAGGCGTTCTTAAGTCACAGGACGTTTAGGAAAGATCATGCAGAAAGTCTTGCAAAAATTGATTAGATCTACTGATATAGATACAGAAGCTATATCAATAAAAGAAGGTGATAAAAGATATAGAACATATAAAGAAATGAGGGAGGTGATTGAACAATGAGACAAGGACTTAAACCGTATAGAAAGAGAAAGATCTTCAAAAGGAAGTCTGGAGGGCCTAAGTATATGCTTGGAAGAGGTACAGCACATTTTCCAAAGCTACCCGAAATTCCTGATTTCAAAAAGCTTATATCTTCACTCTTTGCAATCAGGTGAAGCATATTTACCAAAAAATGGTTTGACAATGGTATATACTTCATGTATAATGGTATTTATTAATCAATATTAACCTTTAACAACCAAAAACTTTTAATTTAGAAAGGAGAAAGAAAATGCCAGATGTTAAAGAAGTAAGCGCAAAGAGTCCTAAGTTAAAGAGAGAAACAGTTATTATGGTGGACTATGGTAAAGATGTAGATGAGTCCATTGAGATGTTCGGTGGAGATGCTGTAAACAGTAATGCCTTAGCTAATTGGATTGTAACACTCCAAGCTGGAATCCGGCGTGCTCACACTGCAGGTAAAACAGATGATGAGATTCAGGACCTTCTTGGAAATGCAAAGATGGGTGTTGCTGTTTCTGGTGGGAGAGTAGATCCTATTCAGGCTTCTCTTGCTAAGTTCAAAACTATGAATGAAGATGAGAGAGCAGCTTTCCTTGAGAAATTGAAAGCAGCTGCAGCTGAGTAAAGTTTCCATAACATCCTCCAATGTTTAGAAATTTAGCCAAAGGTGGAGAGCGTTATGAACTCTCCACCTTTTTTTAAAACTTTAAAATGACACCAGAAGACAGATAAACGAAGGGATAAAATGAATATTAGTAAAGCATTAACATGGAATGAGTTAGCAAATACTTATGACAAAAGTACAGGTGGTCATGCTAGAACTCTTGAAATGGATCGAGTATTTGAATGGGCTGAAAAACAATCAGATAAATTCTTTGTATCAGAAGAAGGCACATTGCATAGAATCAAATAGATTAACCTGTCAAAAGACAGAATGAAAGGAAAATAAGGAAATGAAAAAAGTAAAAGATACTAAATATCCTACCTTGAAGCAAATGTCTTCTATATCAGATAATATAGAAGAAATATTCAAAACATATACATCCATAGAAATATCTTGTGTTACCCATCTACATAAAGATACTAAAATAGAATATTTATTTTATGTAGAAGATAAACATTGTAAGTATTTCAATTCTTGGCAAGAACTTCTAACTTTCTATCACAAGGTGATGAAGGAGGAAGTTAATGAGTAGACATGGTATCATGTTGTGCTATCCTCTTGAGGAAAAGAGATTATCAAAGTGGAAACCTCCGTACATAGTTCAACCAAAGTATGACGGTGAAAGATGTCGTGCAGTTGATATATCTATGAATAATGAACCTCCTAGATATATACTGTTATCTTCTCAAGAAAATCCTTTTTTCTCAGTACCTCACATAACTGAAGCTATGTCAAAGTTAGGTATTAAAGATGAACTGGATGGAGAACTCTACTGTCATGGAATGAGCTTTGAACAAATTCACTCTATTGTTTCAAGAACAGTAAACCTCCATCCAGATCACAAGCAGATAAGGATCAACAGATGAAAAGGATATCTAATCTAACCAAAATGGTTCCTGAGAAGGCTGATCTATTTCCTATTACAAGAGCACCCTTTTACATCTGTGAAAACCTTGAAGATATCATGAGGGTCTATAATCTGATGATAGATAAGGGCTACGAGGGTATTATAGTAAGACATTTAGAAGCTCCATATATACGAAAAAGAAGTACCTACATAATGAAATTCAAAGGAAAAAAAGAGGATGAATATAAAGTAGTTGGATATAAAGAAGAAGTATCTATCGAAGGCTTTCCTAAAGAAAGAATGGGAGCTTTAGTCTGTGAGGATGAAGAGGGCAATCAATTCTCAGTAGGTAGTGGTATGACTGATGATAATAGATATAATCTATGGACACAAAAAGATTCTATTATAGGTAAAATGGTAAAGGTTAAATATCAACATTTAACAGCTAAGAATAAAGTACCAAGATTTCCTATATTTTTAGATATAAAAGGAGGGCTATAAAATGCCTAAGAAAATGTCATTAGATAATAGATTCTGGGAGAAGGTAGATAAAGGTTCTAACAACGAGTGTTGGAATTGGTTAGCTTCTCAAAATGGTCATGGATATGGACAGATATGTGATGGATTCTGTGGAATAGTTTCTGCCCATAGAATATCTTGGGAAATCCACTTTGGGCCTATTCCTGAAGGTAAATTAGTTCTTCATAAATGTGATAACAAAAGATGTGTTAATCCTAATCATTTGTATTTAGGGACACAGTCTGATAACAGACGTGATGCAGTTCTCAGAAATTCAAAATGCTCTGGTAAAAATATAAAAACAAGTAATTTCTATGAAGGTGAAGCTTGGTTGATGAAAAGATTATATAGATCTAAAAAATTCACTCAAAAACAAATATCTAAGATGTTTAGATGTAATCAAGCTACAATAAGCCATATTGTTAATGGAAAGACTACAAATTTTATGGAGGTAATCTAAATGAATTTCTATGTAGCCGGTGTAAAATATCACAAGTTTTATGAATTACAGATAGACTTAAAGAAGGAACACAATTAGACTTAATCCCTGAGCCTGATAACAAGTATGATAAATTTGCTGTAAGAGTCCTATTTAATGACTTTACAGATGATGATGCTTATATACTTGGTTATGTCCCTGCAACAATGAGTGAAATGGTTAGCAGTAAGATTAAAGAAGGGGAAAATCTCAGATATAAAAATTGCTTCCATTGACCTTGAAAAGGAACCCTGGTATGCATTGAGGATTAAAGTGAAGGAGGTAGATGAAAATGAGTAAGAAATTTTATTGTGCAAAATGCGGTAAGAAACTTGAAGTTATTCAAAAGGCTAACCCCTGTAAAGGAACTGTAATGAACTTGGTAATTCCTCATATTTGTGGAAGTGATGAATCAGAATTACCAAAGGAAGTTTCAACAAAGGGAGGGTTTGAGATACTTGATGAGGAAAATGAGAAGAAGATAGATAAGAAGATAGATAAACTCTTCAATGAATTTCCCTTCGTTCAAAAAATAAACAAAGGAAACGCAGAACATGAAGTTGTAACTCAGGAAAGTGGAGACAAAAGGAGTAAAAACCATCTCCGTGAGGAATTAGTAACTTCGTCTGCACCTTTGAATGTTCTTAATATAGCTAAATCATCTGTGAGTACACCTAATCATGATTTAGTGGAGCCTTAAGAAATGAAGAAAACAGACTGGAATGAAATATTAGATTTTTATAATGGAGTCTATGGTTTACACTTTAAAACTCTTCAAGCAATGATTAGAAATGGAAGAAAGCGCTATGGAAGTTATGAAGAACTTGCTCTGAAACTCGGGATTTCTTATGATACATTGAGGAAGAAAATGAAAGGATATAAAATGTCTAAGGTATTTATTGTAAATAGATCAGCCCATGATTTTTCTGCAGCAGAAAGATTTGGTGAAATTATTTTCTTATCAGAAGGACCTATGAATCGATATAGTGTCAACAACATGCACCGACAGTTCACTGACAGAATGAAAGATTCACACGAAGATGATTACCTTGTTCCTTGTTCACTTAACGTTATGAACTCAGTTGCAAGTTCAATTCTTGCATTTAAACATGGGAAACTTAATCTTTTACTGTTTAAGGAAGGGAATTATATAGAAAGGAACATTGTCTTTAGAAGGGGGAGGTGATTAACTAATGTCAATTACAGAGAGAACTTTGAAGAAGTGGAGAAAAGAAGCACTGCAATTTAAAGATGATGTTATAAATATGACAGGAGCAGAACCTACTGTGGAGCTCTGTGAACGCATCCTCCGAATGACGCAGGAGTTACTTGATTTACACTTAATACGGAAGAAATAAGAAGGAGAAACATGAAAAACGTACAACATAAAAACTTTTATGAAGTACTATCCATGGATAGAAAAAACGATATATTAATAGTAGACCCATATGCTATTAATATGTCAGACATTGAACTGGCAGGAATTAAAAGAGTATTACGTTTGAGAAAACCTTTCTGGGGAACTGGTAGACTATCAGAATTCATTAATAAGATAGATCCAAAAGATCTTAGAAAAGTATTGGAGGATATGAAAAAATGCTAATTCAACCACACACTACCTGGAACATTAGAGACTCATCGAAATTAGATGATTATCTTTCTTGCCCACGCCTTTATTTCTTCAAACATATCTTAGGCTGGCGCATTGATACACCTACACATGACCTCTACTTCGGCCAATCTTGGCATATTGCTCGTGAATACATGCTAATTAATGGCTATGAAAATATACAAGGTGCTTACGATGCATTCTTAAGTTATTATCGTAAGGAATATTCTGAAGACACAGATGAACTCTACCTCCCAAAAACTCCTGACGCTGTTCTCCTTGCGATAGCTAACTTTGCCGGAAAGTATGGAGAAGACCTAATCGACAATGAACTTCTCTACACTGAAATTTCTGGTTCAGTTCCTATTGATGAGAAGCGTGTTCTTTACTTCCGAATGGACTCTGTTTTAAGGAATAAAGAAAAAGGATTTATCTTCTCTTGGGACCACAAGACTACAAAACGCTTCTCAAGGCAATGGGAAGAACAGTTTCATCTATCTATGCAAAATGGTACTTACACACATTGCCTTTACTGTATGTATCCTGAGGAAATGAAAGCAGGATTAATCAAGGGCGTTGAATTCTGCGGAACTGAATTTAATTTCCTTAAGCGTGCAAGTAAACTCCGTCCTGCTGGTTATAACATAGGATTCCAACGTGTTCCTGCTTGGAAGAATAATAAGGCAATGAGTGTTTGGTTATGGAACACTGTAGATCTTCTGGATGACCTCGATAATGATATGGAAAGACTCTTCGATTGTAAAGAAGAAGATGCAGTAATGATGGCTTTTAGACAGAACCCTAAGAGCTGTACTAATTACTGGGGATGCCCTTTCCATGATTACTGCCTAACATGGAGTAATCCTTTACATCATTGCTTTGAGCCACCTATTGGATTTCGTCAAGAGTTTTGGAATCCTACAGAGATAGAGACTACAAATAAGATGAATTTAGAATGGAAGGAGTAACTAATGCCTTTAGATATTAAAACAGAAATTGCTAAGATAAGAAAATACTATGAAGAAGATGAGAAGCAGAAAACCTTTAACCTCCTTCTCGTTGGAGAAAGTGGTTCAGGAAAAACTTTCATGTCTCACACCGCTCGTAAACCTGTACATATTGACTCTTTTGATATAGGTGGGACTAAGTGTGTGAGAAAGTGGATAAACAAAGGAGAGATAGTTGCTGATACAAGATGGGAAATTGAAGACCCTTTAAAGCCATCTGAATTTAAATGTTGGAAGAAAGAATTTGAATATCGTCTTTCCTCCGGTTACTTCAACCACTTCGGCACTTATTGGTTAAGTTCAGGAACTTCCTGGAGTGATGCAATAATGAATTATATTCTCGCAAAAGCTGGCATTGTTGGAGAAGCTCCTCGATTTACAAAAGATTACACACCACAGAAAACAATGATTCGTAACTACATTTCAAAGATGCTAAATCTACCTTGTGATTTCATCTTTGAAGGCCATCTTAAACTCGTTGAAGATCCTGATAAAGGAACTGTCTTCCGCTTTATGACAACAGGTCAAGGTATGGTAACTATTCCTCTCATGTTTGATGAGATCTATGTAACCTCACCTAAGGAAACATCAAGTGGAATTGAGTATCGACTTTTAACAAAGTCAACTGGCACTTTTCTTGCACGCTCAAGACTCTCAGCAGATGGATTGCTTGATACTTATGAAAAGACCGACATAAAGCATATTTTGAAGAAAGCAGGGATGCCTTATCAGGATAAAGAGAAGTTGTAAATGCTTTGTTTTTAAATTAAACGAAGGGAGGTGATAAAAGACTTTAAATAAATAACTATCCAATTTTAATTCAACTTTAATTCAACTTAATTCAGAAAAAGGAGAAACAAATTATGTCAATGCTAGACTTAACAGAACAGATGGATGATATTGAAGGTGCAGAAGAACCTACAGTTGCTGAGGCTGGAGAAGAATACAAACTTCGCATCATTGGATGTAGAGAAGGTGAACGAGTGGATAAAAACACTGGAAATGACCTTAAATATTTCTCTCCACTTTTCGAGATTGCTGATGCACCTATGGTAAAGGAATTTTCAGGCTTCTTCGACATTCCTAACAAGGGAAATATGACTGAAAAGCAGTACAAACGTTCACTTTATGCAATCAAGGTATTTGCCAAAGCCTTCGATCTTGATCTTGCACGTCCGATAGATTATGAAGATGATCTACCTGGACTTGAAGGTTGGGCAATTCTTGGGACAAAGACAGATGATACCTATGGAGAGCAGAATACTATTCGTAAGTATATAGTTCCGAGGTAGATGAAACTTGCTGGGGTGGCGGAATTTAGGCAGGCATAAAGAGTTTCACGAAGCTGTTGAAAGAGACAGAGCTTGTCATATTAGGTAGACGCACTTACGAAACCGATGAGTAACAAGAATGGACTTGTTATGCAGGTTCGAATCCTGCTCCCAGCAATCTAAAGAGTGAAAAGTAGCGAGCAAGGATAGAAGGTGGGAGTAGATAACCTCTAGGTCAAATCGCTCGGACAGCTCGCTTTTAATTATTAGGAGAATAAGATGAAAACTTTATCAATGATAATAGTTATAATCATCATGATTATCTTCATTCTATCTTCTTGGATATCAGCTGAAAAACAACTTGATGATTGTAGATTTGAATGTAACCATCTTCAAAATAAACTATTTCAGCTAGAAGAATTCAATGATTATATTCCTGCAATGGAGCAATTATTAACTCCACTACAATTAGCTCGATTAAAAGCAGTTACAGAGATGATAAGACAGAAGAAACATAAAGAATACGAACGTTATGAACAACCTGTTACTGATAATTAATGACACTTCGTATTATAATAAAACAAAGGAGAAAAGCAATGACTAACGAGGAATTTTTAATTGAAGTAGAAAACTCTCACAATCGAAGTAAGAAACTCTTAATCAAAAAAGCTATAGAATACTCCGATAATCAAGATCGTTTAATCCAGTTTCACAAAGCTGGTGTTATGCAAGATATCTCACCGGCAGAAGCTCTTATGGGAATGGCTGTTAAACATATTACTTCCATTCTTGATATGGTTAAAGATCCAAGACAGTATAATTTAAGAAAGTGGAATGAAAAAATAACAGACCTTCGTAATTACACCTACCTTTTAGATGCCCTTATTAGGGAGATGGGAGTTGAATAAAATGAACAATCAAAAGTGGGACACTTACTTTCATAAAATCTGTGAATCAGTTGCATCTAAATCTCCATGTTTATCACGTAAGATAGGAGCAATCTTAGTGAAAGATAAAATAGTTGTTGCAACTGGATTCAACGGTCCTGCAAGAGGAATCCCCCATTGTGGTAAGGATAGGTTTGAAAAGGATGAAACCCTTCGATGGGCAATGAAGGATATACTTCCTGAATCAGTACTTCTCATTGCAACAACTTGCCCCCGTCATCTCTTAGATTATAAATCAGGAGAGGGTCTTCATCTTTGTCATGCGGAACATGCCGAACGAAACTGTATAGCATCTGCAGCACGTCTTGGAATATCTACAAAGGATACTAGACTCTATATGAACTGTGTCTTACCATGTAAGAATTGTATCACTTTACTAATCAATGCAGGGATAAGAGAGATAATTGTTGAGGATATAACTTATTATGATAAGTATTCTGAATTTATTTATGAACACTGCGATATTAAGTTAAGGAGGTTTGAAATATGAAAGATCCAACTTATATAATAGAAGAAATAGAACAAAATCCTATATATCTTATGGCTTGGATTATGTCAGAGTGGTTCAATGATAATGCTCCTATAGGATGGAGTAATTATATACCTACTGCTGAAAGTATTAACAATAAATTAAATGTATCTATTAAGGAGATTTGAAATATGAGAATATTAATACTGGGTGCAGACGGCTATCTTGGTTGGCCTTTGACACTCCACTTATTAAAAAAGGGTCATGAAGTAGCTTGTCTCGATTCTTATATAAGAAGAGAAAGGGTGAAGGATTGTGGAAGTAATTCACTTACACCTATCCAAGGCCCTATAGATAGAAGGATGATTCTTAGGAATTTTCCAAACTATATCAAAGAAAGGGCTGAATTCGGTCTACATGAATATCCTAATTATATAACTACATTCCTATCCGAGATTAAACCAGATGCAATTGTTCATCTTGCTGAACAGCCTTCTGCACCTTGGAGTATGATAGATGCTCGACACTCAGTAATAACCCAGTGGGAGAATGTAATAGGCACTTTAAATCTCCTCTGGGCAATGAAAGAAGTCTGTCCCAAAGCACATTTGTTAAAACTAGGAACTATGGGGGAGTATGGCACACCTAATTGTGATATACCTGAGGGAAGGATTCCCAGATATTGTTTGGATAGTTATAAAGAACCTGCTGCAGATGGATTTCAATATGAGTGTCCAATGAAGGGACTACCTTTCCCTAAATCTCCAGGTTCCTTCTATCACCTTTCTAAAGTCCATGATACTAACAACATCATCTTCGCTTGTAAAAACTGGAACCTTTGTTCAACTGACATTATGCAAGGTCCTGTATTCGGAGTTAAAGTTACAGGTGATGAAAAAGAGACTGAACTAACTCGCTTTGACTACGATGAATGTTTTGGTACTGTCATCAACCGTTTCTGTACTCAAGCTATCATCGAACATCCTCTGACAGTATATGGAGAAGGTAATCAAATAAGAGGTTATCTTCCTTTAAAAGATAGCATTCAATGTATGACTATTGCTCTCGAGAATCCACCTGAAATTGGTGAATATAGAACTCTTAATCAATTTGAAAACACCTATACAATCAATGAACTTGCATACAATGTAGCAAGGGCAGCAAAAGAACTTGATTTAAATGTAGGTATTTCCCACATTAAAAATCCTCGTAAGGAAAAGGAAGAACATTACTACAATCCAGCACATCAGAAACTATTTGATCTAGGTTACAAATCTTCAAGAAATACTTATGAATTCATAAGGAATCTTATAAGAGATATTCTTCCTTATAAAGATAGAATAATTAAGGATGTGATAATGCCAACTGTTAATTGGAGGTAATTAAGATGCCATCAGAATACAGACCAAGATTTTCATTTGACATAACTGATTCACAACAGTCTCGTTGTGATAGACTAATTTCAACTCATGGTATGAGAAAAGCTCTATTCCAGCCTATCTTAGATGATCTTCTTGACCTCCTCGAAGAGCATGGTCAAATAATCGCAGGAGTTATTATGTCTAAAAAGGTAAAGTCTAAAGAAATCATGCCTATTTTGAAGAATGCAGAAAGGAGAGTTAAAAGATGAAATTTGGAATTATGAAGGAAATAGACTGGAAGTATGTTGGAGCACTATTAGCAAATGAGGATGAAACTTCTCAAATAGCATTCTTTAAACATTTTGTAAAGGAATGTAAATCTTGGGGGACATCTTATCAAGTGGGTGTTCAATTAGCTAGTGTTTCAAAAGACCTTACAGATAATGAAAAAGAAGTGCTTTCGCAGATAACATATAGAGGAGAATAACCGATGTTAGCTCTAAAGATTTTATGGTGGTTATCTTTAATATTCCTTATAGGCCTCATAATACATCAAATAATATATAAATGGAGAACTGATCAATGTCAACTATAGAAGACCTCCCTCAGGAGTCAATCTCAGAAATGTCCACAGATGAAGCCATAGAACTTCTTCGAACTATTCGTCTTTCAAGAAGGATACAGAAGGTATCCTCTAAAAAATACACAAAGAAATATAAGAAAAAAGAAGCAAAAGTTAAAACTAAGGAATTATCTAAATTACAGGCACAGAAATTACTTAAATTATTAGAAGGATAATTATGGAATTTATAACTATGAATGGCATACATAGTCAGTCAGTTAAACATCGGTTCTTTGACAAAGTAGATAGTATGCAAGCTGGTGAGTGTTGGAACTGGGATGGAACAATTTCAGATCATGGATATGGGGATTTCTGGTGTTTAGGTAAAAGATGTCGAGCACATAGAATTTCATGGGAGATATACTATGGAATAATTCCAGAAGGAAAATTAGTGCTTCATAGATGTGATAATAAAAGATGTATCAATCCAGCACATTTGTACTTAGGGACTAATTCAGATAATATGAAGGATTATATCAAGAGGTCTAAGAATCCTACAGTGGGATGTTTTCATTCAAGACTTACTTCAAATGAAGCTGAAATGGTAAAGGTCTTACGTAAATATAAGAACCTTAGTCAAACACAGTTAGCTGAACTCTTCAGTGTGTCTAGAAGTGTCATCTATAATGTATTGTATGGAAATATAACAGTATTTAAACGGCAAATTATGAGGTAAATAATGACTATCAACATTGGCAAGGTATCTATGATACCTATTTCAGAAATAGAAATTAGCGAAAGAGCACGTAAAGAATTCGGTGATCTAGATGGACTTGAGATAAGTTTGAAAGAATCAGGTCTGATTTCTCCCTTAGCAGTAAAAGAAAACAACGGGGAAAAACCTTATTTACTACTTGCTGGAGAACGTAGGCTTACTGTATTAATTAGGAACAATATCACTGAAATACCAGTTAGAATATATCCACCTGATATCACAGAACTTGAAATAAAGAGTATTGAGCTAGCTGAAAATCTTCATCGAAAAGATCTCGAATTTCATGAGAATGATGAACTTACTCGTAAAATACATAAGCTCAAACAAGAGGTTCATGGTGAGAAGATTTCAACATTATCTGATAGTCCAGGATGGGGAATGAAAGAGACAGCAGAAATGATAGGTAAATCTAAAGGTTATGTATCATCTGCAATTAGAAGAGCTGATGCAAGAGATGCTTTCCCTGGAATCTTTGACAAATGCAAGACACAAAAAGATGCAAGTAAGATTCTCGATAAAATGAATGAGACTATAATTAAGGATGTTCTTGCAAAGAAGATTGAACAAGAAAGCATTGCACCTGATAAGCAGCAGTTGATGAATAACTTTGTTTTAAAGGATTTCTTTGAAGGTTCTAAAGAACTCCCAGATGAATACTTCCATCTTGTGGAGATAGACCCACCTTATGCCATTAACATAGATGGTTCTGATAAAGGGAGTTCAGCAAAGAAAGATTATGCTTATGGAAAATCATATAATGAAGTCTCTAAAAAAGACTATCCAGGATTCTTACAGAGATTGTTATCAACTGTCTACACAAAGATGGCTGAACACTCCTGGCTTATATTCTGGTTTGCTCCAGAGCCTCACTTTGAAACTATATATCAAGCAATTATTAAAGCAGGATTTAATGCTCACCGAATGTGTGGCATTTGGACTAAATCTTCAGGTCAATCTAAAAGACCTGAAATTCATCTTGCTAATTCCTATGAAATGTTCTTTTATGCATGGAAAGGACGTCCGGCACTAGCTAAACCAGGAAGAAGTAACATCTTCAATTTCTCTCCAGTCCCACCTCAATATAAAACTCATCCAACTGAACGCCCTATTGAACTGATGAAAGAGATTTATGAAACTTTTGCTTTCTCAGGCTCGAGGGTGCTTATCCCATTCTTGGGAAGTGGTAATGGATTAATAGCTGCACAAGAACTTGGTATGGCTGGTACAGGGTTTGAATTGAGCAAGGAGTATAGAGATTCATTCTTGGTGAAGACGTATAAGATGTAAACAACTATGTTTCAAAATTAAACAAAGGAGAATTGATGAAAGGATTTAGAAAACTTATATGCTGGATATTCGGGCATAGATCTATATGCCTACATAGACATTTTTATCTTCATGATCGAGATAATCCTAGTGGGTCAGGTTCTTCTTACACTGGGTGGAAATGTGAAAGGTGTAATTATACTTTTACAGAAGGGTGGGATGAATGAAACACACCTACGTCCCACCTAGAGGTCCTAAAGATGCAACTCTTGCTATATGTGGTGAGCAACCAGGAGTTCAAGAAATAAGATGGAATCCTCCAACTCCATTTGTAGGCCCTGCCGGAAAAGGTCAAGATTCCTGTATGCAAATAGCTGGACTTATTAGACGAGAATGCTATCTAACAAATGTAATTAAAGATTTAGATGCCCCAATCTCTCATTATATAAACATAGGTTCCTATGGAAAGTATACTATCTCTGAAGATGGATGGACCTATATTAATGAACTAAAGAGGGAATTAGAAGCACTTCCAAATCTAAATGTTGTTGTAGCTTATGGCAATATACCCTTAATTGCTCTAACAAACCGTGTGGGAATAACTAAATGGAGAGGGTCTATATTAGAATCAACCCTTATCCCTGGATTAAAGATAGTACCTACCTTCCATCCTGCAACTTTCATCCCACCAAAGTTCAACTTCATGAATAAACCCTTAATCTGCTTTGATTTAAAAAGAGCTAAACATGAATCTCAATTTCATGAACTTAGACGTGAAGAGAGGAATGTAAAGATTAAACCATCTTATAATGAATCTGTAGCATTGTTAAAGAATGCTTATGAACAAGGCCTTAGAGGTACAACTCTCGATATTGATATTGAAGTTATTAATGAAGAACTTGACTGTATTGCTTTTGCAACTAATCCTAACAATGCTTTTTGTGTCCCTTTTCGCTGTTCTCAAGGTGATTACTTTAATGTTGAACAAGAATATGAAATAATGCTGTTAATTACTGCAATTATGCAGGAAGAAAGAATTTCCAAAAGGGGTGCTAATTTCATCTTCGATTGTCAATTTCTTCTTCATAAATATGGTATGCGGCCATTAGGTGAAATACACTGCACACAGATTGCTCAGAAAATTTCTTTCCCAGATTTCCGTGCAGGTCTTGACTTCGTAACCTCAATGCATACTGATATACCTTATTATAAGGAAGATGGAAAGAAATGGATGAAGGCAGCTGGTGGAGGAACTTGGGAAAACTGGTGGACTTATAATGGAATGGATGCTATTGCAACCTCTGCTGCACATCCTATGCAAATTGAAGATCTAAAACGTCAAGGGAATATTGAAACTTATGACCGCCAAAGGAAGTTAATTCCACCTTTACTTTATATGATGGAGAGAGGAATTAAAGTCGATGTAAGTGGGATGTTGGAGGAGCAGAAAAAGATAGATATTTATATAGAGGAAAATGCAGAACTTTTAAATAAAAAAGTAGGCTTTGAACTTAATTATAACTCTCCGAATCAACTTCAAGAATATTTCTATAATTCACTTGGTCTTAAACCTTATAAAAAACGAAACTCTAAAGGTCAGTGGGTTACAACTTGTGATGTAGATGCAATGAAAAGATTGGCAAGGAAAGGACATAGTGAAGCAAAAATTATCCTTGCCTTAAGACATGCTAATAAACGTAAATCGACTTATTTGAACATAGGAAAGGTAGATAAAGATGGAAGGTATCGTAGTTCGTATAAACCAGTTGGAGCTGAAACAGGAAGACTATCATCAGGTGAAACTATCTTTGGAACTGGAGGTAATCAACAAAACTGGCCACATGATCTCCTACGATTTTTCCTTTTTGATGAAGGATATATCGGGTACAGTTTCGACCTTAGCCAGATCGAGAATAGAATTGTTGCCTACGTTGGAGGAATAATTCCTATGATTGAAGCTTTTGAATCCGGTAAAGACATGCACCGACTTACTGCTTCAATGATCTTTGGAAAGTCTTATAATGAAGTAACAGATGAAGATGGAACATGTTCTCTAGGTGATGGAACACATTCTGAAAGGTACTTCGGTAAAAAGTGCAATCACGCAGTTAATTACGATACAGGATATAAAAAGTTTGCACTTGTAAATGAGATAACTGAAAAAGAATCTAAATATATATTAGATAAACTTCACCAAGCTTATCCTCAAATCAGACAAGGTTATCAAGCATTGATTCAGTCTATGCTTAAGAAAGATAGAACTGTTACAAACCTCTTTGGGCGCAAAAGAATCTTCATGGGACCTATCATTCCTAATCCTCCAAAAGTTACTAAAGCTTCATGTGAAGCTACATATCGTGAAGGCTATGCACAACTTCCTCAATCAACAACTGCTGATAAGATTAATGAACAAGGTATTGAATTTATCTATGATAATCAGCAGTGGTTTAAACCTGTAGAATTATTAACCCAAGTGCATGATTCAGTGGTTTTTCAAATACCTTTATCTCTTCCTTGGAAACAGCATGCTGAAATATTGATTAGGATTAAAAATAGCCTGGAGACTCCTATGTATTGGAGAAGTACCAAAATAAAAGTTCCTGCAGACTTATGTATAGGATTCAACATGTGTAAGGATTTAATGAAGGAATTTAAAAGTAAAAATATTCCTAATGATATTGAAACTTTAGCGGATAAATTAAAGGAGGTTTATAATGGTCTTACTTTGGATAAACAAAAAATATGCTGAACACCGTAAATTATGGACTAGTCTAAAGGGAATTGTATATAAGGACACCAGACCAGATATATTAATACTAACAGAGAAGGAACATAATGAACTTGTAAATAGTCCAAGTGGTACAATGTACTTTAATAAGTTACAAAAAGTTACTACAAACCATAATATAATAGTAGCTTCTTCCATATGATAAAACTAAACAGAAAGCTTCCTGACTGGATAGATGCTTATATGCAGTTCACCGAGAACACAGAACCTCCAAGACTCTTCCGCTTTTGGACAGCTATCTCTGTACTTGCATCTGCTCTCCAACGTAAGTGCTTTGTACAGTGGGGTTCTTCCCTACTATTCTACCCCAATCTTTACATTGTCCTTGTAGGCCCTTCAGGAGTCCGTAAAGGAACAGCCATGAATCCTGGACTTGATTTAATTGAAGAAATAGGTAAGATTAAAGTGGCTGCACAGGCCACTTCCCTCCAAGCATTAATCAGACGTCTTAAGGAAACTAACTATCAAGACCCTGATTTAAATTCAGGTAAGATGCAGTTTCATTCTTCAATGACTATCTTCTCTAAAGAATTCACTGTATTCTTAGGATACCATAATAAAGAAATGATGTCTGCTTTATGTGACTGGTATGACTGTGATAGGAAGTGGGCTTATGAAACAATTGCTAGGAAGAAGGAGGAAATTGTAGGTGTTTGGGTGAATCTTTTTGGCGCAACTACTCCTTCCTTAATTAGAAGTTCCCTCCCTATAGATGCTATAGGTGGTGGACTTACAAGTAGAATCATCTATGTTTATGAAGAGAAGATGGAAAAGATAGTTCTCCTCCCTATGGAAACTGAAGAGGAGAAAGAGTTGAAGAAATCTCTTCTCCATGATTTAGATAAGATAACTTTACTCTCAGGACAGTTTAAATATACAAAGGGATTCTTAAACTATTGGTCTGACTGGAGGGTTAAAGCTGAAGAGAATCCACCTTTCTATGATGATAGATTTGACGGCTACATATCGAGGAGGGCTAATCATATTATGAAACTTTCAATGATTATGTCTGTTTCAAGAGATAGTGATGAGAACCAAATGACCCTTACTACTGCTGATATAAAAAGAGCAGTTGATGTATTGGAAGAGGTTGAGCTTAAAATGCAAGGTGTTTTTAAAGGATATGGAAGAAGTGATACAGCTGATATTTTACAGAGGGTCATTGCATTCTTAAGAATGTCTAAGACAAGTGAAGTTCCTATATGGCAATTAGCTCAACATTTTAGAAATGATATGGATAAGTTGACAATGGATAGAGTTTTATCAACAGTGGAAGCAATGAAAATGGCTAAGGTTGTTCATAGACCTCAAGCAGATGACGTTATTAAAATATTAAATCTTGATGTATAACTTTGTTTAATTATAAAACGAAGGGAAATATGCCTGAAATAGATAAAAGTAAAGGACTTGGATTTACTATTCATGATAAATTAAGAAATATTGATATAGAATTTTATAGAGGCTTATACAGTAATGGAAGTTTTATAGCCTCAGCATATGATAAAGAGATATATCTATCAAGCCCTTTGTGTAAAACCTCAAAACAAAGCCTTAAAGAAATTGCTAGGATGAAGATATGGGAAGTTACAGGTATTTATATTAAAAAATAGTCTTATTCTTTTTCTCTTCTAATTTTTTTAAGCTCTAACCAAAAATTATCTGTGAAGAATCCACCGGCTTTAGTTACAATGCTTTTCTCTTTCATAAGTTGCTCATGTTCTTTAGGTGTAGCACTATTCAATCTATCATAATAACGACTGGCTCTAATTTCAGGAGCTAAACTCCTCAATCGAAGCCAGAAGGAGCGTTCAGGAAGTTTCCTTATAGCAACTTGAAAATCAAACCTTTCCCTCAATCGCTCACGGGTATCTATATCTTTGAAAGATTTAATATACTTAATAACATCACTTTTTTCAAATGCTTTCTCAAATAAATAACCCTCAGTAAGCCGATCAAGTTCTCTTGTCTCAACCCATCTTTTCACTGCATAAGCTTCTACATCTTCCTCAATCTTTCCAGCATGTTTTGAATAAGGATTAGTTACAAAAATGAATCTACCAGTGATTGGCATTTTACTCAAAGTCATAGCCCAATGCTGTTCCACTTTTTCCTTAGGGGCATCTGCAAATAACTTTTCATAACCTTTGCCCATTAAATAAGCCCAGGTAGAGTTATTTGTGAAAAGTTCTCCAGCAACAAATTGTGCTCCCTTTGGTGATATCTTTGTAGGTTTACCTATATCTTTAAAGAATTCATGAGTATCTTTATCATACTCCTCACTTCTACCTACCCACTTACCATCAACTGTGAGACCATAACTAAATGGCTTTGTTTTCTTCCAAACATCTTCATCTCTCCAAAGATCTTTGTTATAAAGATAACCAATAGCACCTGATACTGTAGGAGACATACTAGAAACGCCAACAGGAGAAAGCTCTAACATATTGTTAGTTACCCTATCTACATCTACATCATATCCCATAGACTTATCATAAGCTGCTTCAAAGAAAGTTTTGAAAAATCTCTGACTTGGGTCTAAAGGGACTTTAAATCCCCAATATCTTGTCTGTCCCTTTTCATCCTCAAACCCAAAGTTATCACCAACTGGAATACATAAATTATTCTGCAGTGCCATAGATCCTTGCAATGCTTTTGCTGTCTCAGGACATTGTTCTCTCATTGCTGAATAAATCAAAGTTGTTGCAAGCCCAATCTCAGCTGTCTTATAAGCAAACTCTTTAGGATTGTCTTTAGCAGTTCTCCATAAACCTCTTGTTGCTTGAACAGCTGCATTTAGATAAGGCATAGCATTATCAGCTGCTTTTGTAATTCCTCCACCTTGACCAAAGTCCATGTAATCTCTAGCAACGAAAGAAGCTTCACGTTGAATGTCCTTATCTTTCCTTGCCTCTTCAACTGTAATTCCCTTTTCTCTTGCTCTTCTACGTATCATATGTTCTTTAATAGCAACCCTTGTTGTAAGTTCAGACGTCTCACCAAACCAACTTAATGCTTTCAATGGCTTAGCAAGTCCTGGCTCTAGATGTTTACCTTTTCTAAGCATTAACCCTTGATGAACTAAGAACTCCATTCCACCACCGTAGTCGAAGTAATTCTGAGTTTTCTTCCCTCTAACAACAACATCTGGAAATACTCTTGCAATGTCCATACCTATTTGTGGTAGAAAGATTGGTAAATGAGGACTGTATGCACTCTTCCATTGTCCATCTTCCCAAACTCTTGCAGCATAATATATATGCATAACATCTCTTGGGATATTAGCCATTGCAAATCCCCATTCAATGCCAGTAGCAAACGTACGAAGTACAGCTGAACCAGAAATATACTGTATAAACCTTCCATATTTATAAGGTAGTTCTGATGAAGAGGTTAACCATTCTTTACTCATCTTAGGTGAAATGTAAAGAGCTTTCCTCTCACCCTTATCAAACACAAAGATCCTTTGCCAACCTGAAGGAATTCCTTCTTTGCCATCTTTCGATCTAACAAATGGATTCTTAGGGTCACTCTTGGATAATCCAAGAAGAGCTTTATTAGCTTCCTGTCTCATGATGCGACCATAAGCACGATTGAATACTTCTAAAGCCATAATTTCTGAACTAGGTTCATAAATGTCTGTCTTTCTACCTCTAGCTAATTCTTGAACACCTGAGTCATAGACAGTTAAAGGTTTCCTACCTCTTTTAGATTCATACTTTTTATCAAAGATATCTACTAACTTAATCCTTCGATATTTGTGTTTGATTAAGTCATCATATTCAGATTTGGGTATTAACTCAGCTTTTAACATATCATCTAATGGTGTCTTCATCCATTCAAAGTATCCCTTTACCCTTCTACGAATGATACTTGCTCGCTTTGATGTTATTCCTTCTAATTGAGCAAATGTTTCTATATAACTTATAGCATCTGAAGGTGTTAATTGCTTACCACTATTAGATTGTCTAACACATTCTTTTCATTACGAGAGAGACCTCCATAGACTTCTCTCTGCATCTGTTTTAATTTATTAGCAGCAATGGTGTTAGCACCTTTAGTGAGGACTAATTTTTGGACTATTTCATAACCTTTAAGACCCAACTTATCAATAAAATCCCACTTGATATTTCCAGATTTATCAACAAGTTCACGAATAGCTGCTTCATAACCAATCTTTGCAGCCCTGAAGGGTCTAATTCTTTTTGCATGTCTAGCATCATCCATGTATTCTTTTGCCCGCTTAGCACCTTCAATTATTAATTTAGATGCTTTGTCAAGAGGGAGACCGGAGTAAAGTTGAACACCTGGTAAATCCCTAATACTTTCAATCGCTAATTCAGTAGATTTCTTTATCGCCTCTATCTTTGTATCTCCTAAGTACAGAGGTCTATTAGTACCTGGTGTTAATCTTTGTGCATCCATCCACCATCCAGATTCTGGATCTTTATATATTTCCTGTAGCATCCCTCTAACATCAAATTTCCATGATTGACTATCCCTATCCCACTTAGGTTTGATAGATTTAATTAATTTCTTTACTTGTGTAGGATCAATTCCTGTAAATAGTTCTATACCTTCCCTTCGTTTTTTTATTAAACGAAGTGGTTCAACAACTTTATATTTAAGTTGGTCTCTATATATATTATCTCCCTTTTTTAATCCTCCAGGAACCTCAACTTCAAGAACAACTGGTTCTGCTGCTCTATTCTTTTCATACAAAGATTTAACTTTTTTAGCTATGTCTTTTGAAACTGCACGATTAAATTTACCACCAGGTTTATCAAATGCGCCAGCAGCTATCAAAGCATTATCATAAGCTTCTCCAGCCCATTCTGCATATCCTCTAGCAGACTCAATATCCTTAGCTATATATAAATCAGGTTTGTCATATGGTCTAGCTCCTTCTCCCTCTTTAATAGAATATTCAAAGTAGTCATAACTTTCTATAGTCTTTCTAACTTCTTCTCTTTCTTTTCCTTTTAAATTTAATTCATCTAAAACATTTTCAACTATCTGTTTTAAACTGATGGGTCTTAATCCTCTTTGCTCAATTCCAGGTAGAAACTTTGTACTAGTTCCATGATAACCTATTGATGATTTTGCTCCAATCCTACTAGCCCAAGTAGAAGCTTCCAACAGTATCTAACCAATTAAGATGATCTGTACCTGTAAGAAATTCCATCCTTAACTCATCACCACTTGATGCAAGATTCCTTAGACTATTCCTAACCTTAACAATGTCAACTGTCTCATCTCCATGATACCATCTATTCACATCATTGATTAGCTTTTGAGTAGCAATCTCCACATCTTCAGAAACTGACTTCTTCCTCTCTTCATAAACCTTCTTAAATGCAGTTGTTTCTTCTTTATTTTGAAAGAAGGGACTCTTCTCACCTTCAAACTCAGGAATTGAGACTCCTGTTTGACGATCTAAAGGGGTGATAGGTTCTGGAGTAAGTTCTTTCTCCAACAACTCAACAGCTTTTTCATCTCCAAACATTCCATGTTCTTTTTTTACTAGCTCACGATGCTTTAAAACATAAGTATGTAATAGTTCATGCTTTAAAGTTTTCTTTATATTTTCTTCTCCCTTCTCTAATATAATATGATACTTTTCAGGGTCTTTAAGTTTTCCAGTTATTTTAGTCTTTCCACCTTCTCCTTGATGCTCAGCAGGAAAAATAGCTGTACGAATAGATTCAACATCTATATCTTTCTTGATATAGTCAGGGAGCTCAGATATAACTTCGTCATAGATAATTTTAATATCTTTACTCATCTTTGGCTCAGTCTTAGGGGAAGGTTTAGAAGGTTCAACTTTCTTCTCAGGTGCCTTTTTAACTTCCTCTTTAAAAACCTTCTCAATTTTAGCCTGTCTTTCCTCAGCAGTCCTCAGATCACTCTTAACCTCTTCAACTTTCTTCCCTTTCTTCTTAAGATCTTTCTTCACAACACTTTCTACATCAGCTTCTTTCTTTAAATCTTCAGCAATTTTCTTCGCTTCAAGTTCAAGTTGAATCTTTTCCATCTTAAGAATTTTTTCTTGAGCAGATTTAATTGCTTCATTAGGAGTCTTCTCAATCAATATTTCTGTCTCAGCAATTTTCTCAGCTTTGTCAGCAACTTCCTTAACATCTTTAATTACACTTCTCTTAGGAACATCCTTAACAACGCCAGGTTTGCCCCTGTAAACCTTATGTAAAGCAGCAAGCCCTGCAAAGAATCCAGCAAATTTAAGTGCACCTCTAATATTATCTTCAGTAACAAATACTTTGTCTAACCAAAGTTTTTTAGCTACCTTAGCAACTGTTTTTATTTTCTCACTTTCAGAAGCTGCTTTGAAAGGAGCTTCAGCAACAGTCATAGGAACCATTGCTATTTCACCAGCTAAATCAGGATCTACATCTTCAGGACGACCAAGAAGCAATTCAGACAAAGGTTCACCAAAAGCACCTTTAAATGTTTCTCTAGGAAACTCTAGAAAATCCTCAACCTTTTCTTTTCCAGGCTGCATATACTTACCAACTTTGGTAAACCCTCTCTCTGCAGCATCAGCCATGTCTAGAAGATTAGAATATCCAGCTATGAATTGAGGAAGTTCCTTATTCATCTCACTAACGGCTCCACCTATGCCAATTAAGAAAGTAGGAATTCCAGCCATTATGAAACTACCTGCACCTTTAGCAACATCATAAGGTTGACCAGCAAGAGTTGCTACCTCACCAATAGATTCCATGAATGAGTCTTTATTCTCTTGCGAGATCATCTCAGTTTCAAGGGTATCATATTCCTCTTCAGATAATCCTAAAGATGCCTCCATTCCTTTCATTTGCCTGCCTAAGAAAGATTGAGGATATTTCTTAGACTGAAGAGAAATCTTAGGTGCAGGTTTAAGATCGGCAAAAGGATCCTTATGTATAGATTCAATCTCACCTAAGACTTTTTCAAAAGGACTATCCTTAGGACTAACCTCACCTAAGAGATGTTCAAATTTAGAATCTCTATCTAATATACTTTCAAAATCCATTAAGGATACCTCACCTTTAACTCTCCATCAACTTCCCAGCCTTCCTCTCCAAGTGTTATTTCTTTACCTTTAAACGCTTGTCGAATCTGCTTATCCATTGCCTCAAGAATCATTCGCTTCTGAGCACGATGGAAGACCTTTATCTGTATACTGTTTAATTAGTGTGTCACTTGGCCAGTTAGCTTTATCTTTCATAAGATCTACTTTAACACTTTGAGCAAATCCAGGAGCCATCACTTCAGCTTGACCTTTACCTCTACCTCTTTGGACAGCTTGTTCACCAATGCTAATCACATCACGACCAGCTTTCCTAAGATCAAACAACCACTCATGGAAAGGATTTTCTTCCTTAATCATACCGGAGGCTACTGCTTCATCATAGAGACGTCTCTCTCTAACCAATCCAGCATCCCATTCCTCTATTGATTTAGCCTTTCTCCCAGCAAGTTCTTCTTGAGTTTTGTAGTATTCATAATTCTTAATCTTTGTAGTTCGAGGATCTTCAACTTTTGTAGGTTGCATCATTTTATAAATGTCAGAAAGTTTCTTTCGCCCAACTTCTTCACTCATAAGTTTTAATTGCAGCGCTTGCGAAATATTCTCAGGTGTCAGCCCAGCTAAACTAACGCCGCTTATATTTAGTGGGCTAGCGGAAGGGTTTAATGTACCACCTCCTAATAAATTAAGCATCATCAACTTAGACATATCCATACCTGTACCATCTCCACCTCCAGGAGTAGATGCAGTCCCTGTTCCTGTTGGAGCATTCATAGCCGTTCCTGCAGGAGCGTCTTTAAATAGATCATCTCCAAGTAAAGCAGATGGTGCATCAAGTTTGAATTTATCTTTGTCCATAGAAAATTTCCCACCGCCTGCAAGCATCTGCTTAACCATATCCATATAGCTTTTAGTAGCTATAGTTTGTTTAGTTGCACCCGCCACTTGCTGCATTGGGTCATCTGGATTCATTAAACCTTGACCAAATGAAGCAGCAAAATATGCTAACATATTAGGGTCTATAGGCATTTATTTTCCTCCTTAAGTTATTTATAAAAAACTAGATGCAGCACCAAGTGCTCCACCGATGGCAGCTCCCATAGGATTACCACCAGATACCATATATCCTGCAGCAGCTCCACTCAATGCTCCACCCAAAGCGGAACTAAGAGCACTCTTTTTCTTTTCATTGGGTATATAGGTACCGCCACCAATAGATGCTAACAAATTAGCACCATGTTGGAATACATTTAAGTCCCAAGTAGCTGCAGATTCATCTATATCAAGATTCATATCAGTTTCTTCTTTCTTAGCAACTATCTTTATTCGATTTGCTTCAACAGCTATATGAGTTAGAGATTTTTGATACTCCAGTTTAAGCGCTATCAACCTCAAAGCATCATCGCCAAATGCTTTCATATGTAAATCTGCACTATATTTAGCAACTTGTCGTGTTTGGCTAGCTTCAATAATACCCCTTCCAACTACGAAGGCTGATGAAACAACTGCATTGATATCTCTCATCCCTGATTCGAATCTTGGAAGAACTTCGGATGTTAATCTATCTCCAAGATCAAGTGAATATTCATCAACTGCATCATCAATCCTTGTGTCAGAAAGAACGTCTGCAATAACTGTGTCCAAAGTGTTTCCTGAACTTAGCAATGCAACTAATGTATCAAGATCACTTACAGAAGCAAGCATTGATGTAAGTTCTGTATCTGGGTCATAGGCAGATTCACCTGTATAAGGGTCAGCACCAAATGCTATATTCATCATATCTGTCATACTAGATGTAAGTGTATCTACACCAGAACCATCAAGAGCCATTGAGTGCCAAGTTTTCATATGTGCTGGATAATCAACTACACCAGCACCACCTCCACCTCCACCACCTTTTTTATGAATCTTAGCTTCAAAGTTTTTCCAGTCATTTGTAAATATTAGCATAATTCAATGCTCCGTTTATTTATTAAACAAAGGTAACCTGACAAAGGTATATTTAGTCTCACCTTTAAGTCTCTCAACCATCTTAAGTATTAAAGGTACATCTGAATAACCTACGATTTGACTACATCCCTGACCTATAGCAAACTTTACCAAGGTTTTAAAGCCACTTAACCAATTAGATTTATTCACTGTCTCATAACCATATAAGCAGTATATTAATAAATTCTTTGTATCACTTACATCATCATAAGTAACCCTTGTAACTACGATACCTTCAAACTTATTCTCACCTTCTGTTTTATCATAACTAGTCCAACACTGTGCTTTGCCACAGAGAAGTGCGGCGAGGATCTTATTCATCTTATCAGGACTCTCACCTACAATTGGAGGTAGGGATTCCTCAATAGCATATTTAATGATATCCCAAAAGTTAGATATTTGATCGGGCATTAGTTTAGTTAACATTATTGTCCTCTCGGCGGAGCTGCATACACACCTCTCAAACCTCTTAAGTCAGTCATTTTCCATCTTAAGATTATATAATCTAAAGATGAATATTCATTTACGAAGTAATTAGATCTCACACAGACTCTAAATTCAGTCCCTGCAATAATTAATGATGCAATACCTTCTGAATTAACAGGAACAAATGCAGTTCGTTGAAAGTCAACTGTGTGATGCATTCTCCAATCAATAGCTACTTCCGCATCCATTGCTGTAGAACCTAGTTCAATTGAGAAGATTGTTTTCTGAGCTCTGTAACCCATGTCTATGATATGTGAAACTATCAAATGCTCAAATGTTCCTTCTGGAGTTTCAGGTAAGCCACATAAACCATGACCATCTTCATTATCATACCAGACAGCGTTTACTGGGTCAGGATAGTTAGTCATTCCTTGTGGTGAAAGAAGAAGACTCTTCATACCATCAGAGATGTAAAAATCTCCTTTATATGAATTGAAGTTGACAATGTTATCTCCTGCATTGAGTTCTTTTACATACTCACTATAGTCAAGCTCTTTCAAACCTTCTTCACTCAAATACCATGCAGTGTTTTCAAGATCTACAAACACATGACGTTTGAAATCTCCATTCATAGCACCTCTGTTTTTAAGACCTACATTATGAATCTCTTTAAACCCAAAAGTTGCAGCAGGAGACATTACTGGACTCATTAAGGTTACACCACCTGAACTGTATACAACTACATTATCACCTAACCTTCGCACATGGTAGACTTCGCCACCAAAAGGATCACGACGAAAACCTGCTTCGTTTTTCAAACCAGGAGTGAAATCAACATCTCCAATTTTAGACCAGACAATGAACTTTTCATCGCAACTATGCCAGTCAGATAGGACACATCCACCTATCATTTGCCCTTTAAAGTTACACACAGTTCGCATCATAGGAATGTTTGCATGAGATGTTACTTCTTGCCAATCATTAATTCCTACATCCCAATAGATCATTATAACTCCATTGGTCATAAATGCGTAAGAACCAAAATCAGCTAATTCCATTAAAGAACCTTTGTCATATGTAAGTTCATCTATAGCAAATATTTGTGTAGCATTATAATGATTATCTAAAGAATAAACAACATCTTCCATATTGGTAATGCTATCTCTAACAATGAGAATCTTATATTTCTCTTGCTTAAGAAATTGAGGAAAAGGCCAACTGTAGTGCATATCAAGGCTTGAAGGTAAAGGATTATAAAGAAACTCAGTTTCCTCAAGTGCTTTCTTTCCAATTCTAAAGCCAAGGCATTCATGTAAAACAGGTGAATTCCTTGGAGTTCTAATTTCAGACCTAAGGCCTTTTGTTAAAGCTTCATCAATTTTAGTATAAAATTCTCTCATACATTAAATTTCCTTTTTCTATCTTCAAGAAACTTTCCATTATCTGCAGAGTGATGTATATGTTTAGCAACTTGATAACCTTTCAAAGCACGTTCACAGACAGTTTTAGAAGGATACATACATTTACCTGTTCCAATTTTCCATTTACCATTACTACATTTGATACAAGGCATCCATATCTCCTTTTTTCAAAGCATCTATCAGAAAGGGTCTAATTTCAGAATCTTTAACTGCCGGAGTCCAGAGGAAAGCAATCCAGATTCCTGAGACAACTTCTTCTTCATTCATAGAAGCAACTTTTATTAATAATCTATCTCCTGCCTCCACATTGGCATTAGGCTCTATCATAATAGATTGTCTTTTAGAGAATGCTGTTTTACTAATATATGTAAGTTTTTGATACACAATAGTCTCAATATTTATTCCATGCTTAGGCATATTCTCAACAAACATCCCTCCAACAGTTATTTTACCACTAGCAGGAAACATATAACGTAAAACAACATCTTCTTTTGGATACTCACAATAACCAGATATTGGAAAAGGTGTGATAACACCAGTTACTGTTTTGTGAAGTCTCCGTGATTGCAATTTGAGGATTCTATCTATATGCTTAATCTGTTTTTCTAAAGTATCACCTTTTATCATCTTCATCGACTTTCTCCTAAGGAATAATGGTTACCATCTCCCCATCTACCACCCCATGTGCCGCCAATAGATTCCCAAAATAGACCTAAAGGTTCATGAGATTTAGTACTTCTTAGATATCTTCCATTCTTAAATAAGTTAAGATCAGCAGCTAATTTCTTATAATGGAAACTCCATCTACGGTGACCTGCTTTTGCATAGAAATCTCCAAATGTTACTTCATAACCTTTTTCATAAGCAAAGAGAATTAGTAAAGGTATCATCTTTGCAAATTTAGATTGTTTCTGTCTAAGGGTCATTTCTTATTTTTTCTCCTATTTCTCCATGAAGTTTAGCAAGATCCCTTGCTAAAGTTGCAATATCATACTGTATAATATTTAGTGGGATTCTTTTTTTACAAAGTCCAGAATTATAATCAAAGATATTATCAGCAATCATTTGTAAATCTTTTACAAGTTGATTAGTCTGGTTATATAACTTTTCCATTTAATCCTCTATTTGAGTAACTTCTGCAATTTCTTCTTCGACAAGATCTTTACCAATGTTAGTAACCTCAGTTTTTATTGAAGCATTCCAATCATTTACACCTTGAGTGTTTCTATTGATAATCTCAATATGCCGCATAGTTGCCATTATCAAGATGTCAGGATGCACTTCAGACCAATAACTTTTATCATCATCATTTATGAGTTCATCTGTGTAAAAGAGTCCTTTGGTTTCAATAAGGATTTTTTCTTTAACAGGAGGTGCTATTAAAACACAATTGTAAGCAAAGTGATTTGCACTTATTACATCTACATAGCCGGAGTAAGCTTCAAAATCACTTGATTCAGAGTTGAAGGTTTCTGGTACAGCACGAGTTATTGTAGGTGCATAGTAAAGAGGATTCCCTTTGTCTATAGATGAAGGTAGTTTTGTAAGGTATCCTGCAATTAAGTCCGCAAGATTCTTCTTCTCAAGCTGCCATCGAGCAGTAGTTGTAGATGCCCAGACCTCTTTAACCGCACGGCAGTATGGAAATGTTACTGCATGAAAACCTATATTGCAGAATCTATAGCAAATTCCATAAGATTTCTGATTAGTATCTAAACGATCTAGATGACGTTGTCCTGCATTGATGTAAAAATTAGCACCATTGTCAGAACCATCTTCATTTACGAGGTCGTTACGACCTGAGATTGTTCTGAATTGCTGACGGAGTTGAAGTAGATTCATATGAATCCTTTGTTTATTTATAAAACGAAGGTGGGCAGTTTATTACTCACCTTCGAGGTTAAAGGTTAAATGTTATTTGGAAGACCTACACCATTCAAAATACCGCACTTAAGTGGGAATCCAAACTCAAGACCACACTCAGTAAGGTACTCCTCTTCAGTCCCATCAATTCTACGATGTCCGTAGCCCTCAGGATGCTGCTTGGCACTAGACTCACCATAAAATGTAGTGTCCTGGATATATTTATACTCAAGTTCTTTAGGCTCAAGAATCACCATCATGTTACGGGTGGTAGCATCAAAAGAGAAGAGTGGATGTGTCTTCAGATGGATAGTTCCGAATGGAGTTATCCATGTTTTGATCTGCATACCGTAGGTTTTCTGCGCCGGAGCAAGTTGAATCTGTCCGGAGGATTGTGCAAGTGCGTCGATTCCTAACAATGCACCTGAACCGCAGAGACAGAGTTTATCCTCAGCACCATAGCGAAAGATGAGTTCAAGCATAGCCTTTAACCAAGTCTCACCTCCAGCTGTCCAGGATTGACCAGAGTAAGCAGGATTAAGTGTATAATCATCTACATTACCTGGAGCGTTGTTGCGAATGAAGTTGATAATACCCTGAGTTGTTCTCTCAGGTTTACCATTATCACCTATACGCTCAGTCATGATTCCCCAGAGATATGCAAGTTCCATTTCAATAGAGTTCATTTCTAAACATTCTCGCTTAGCTTTTTGATAATCATCTCCAGTGCGAAGACTGGTACTTCGAGCCGTACGGGTGATGCTCAAGGGTGAACGAAAGATCTGAGTGTAATTATAATGCTTTACAGGATTCAATGCAATAGCATTAGGCATCTCAGCGCCCTCAGCATTAATATTACCTATGACTAAAAGATTATCAACATCTGAAAGATCATGATCTGGACTATTATCATCGTCTTCAAGCAGAATGATTGCAAGAACTGATATAGCACCAGAAGTGCTAACTGAACTCACCTTCCCAACAACATCTACACGATAATCACTAGCATCACGAAGTAGAATCTGATGCCCAGCACGGATACGATTAGCGAGGGTTGCAGCTACTGAAACATAGACTACATCTCCAGCAACTCCACCATTAGCATAAGCAACTGAAAGATCTGGCACGGTAAAGATACCATTGACAGCTCCGGAGACAGAACCGATTTGCTCTGTCCACCAATGAAACTGAGGGTCAGTTACCTTCTTACTTCCCATCATGGAAAGGATAGCTGTTAACGGAGTCATTCCGTTAGGGTATAAATAAAGTATATTTTGACGCCAAGACATTGGACGCTGATCTGCAACCCAATCTCCGGTTCCCGTAGTTGTTACTATTGCTTATCAGCAATGGGCTGATCATTTCTGTCAGCCTCTTCATGTCGCCATGAAGACCAGATCATCTCACCACTTCAAATTGAAGTGCCACCCCTTCCAACTTTATAGAGCATTGACGGAACTATATAAGGATCTATTAATGCAAAGAACTTTTCTCTATCCTTAGCACGAAGTCTAAGTCTGTACCCAAGCCCTTTATTTTTAACTCTGTTAATTCTAAATATAATTCCAAATTTATCAACTATGGTTTTAGCGAGTGCTTCAAGCTCGAATTTACTGAAGCATAATTTATGGATTAATATATTATGTCCAGCTGCTGGAGTATAGTGATAACTTCCATCATCCTGATAGAGTATAGCAAGTCCTAATCTATCTAATAATGATAAGGCATAAGGATCTATACATTTTCTACCTATAGTTTCATATACTCTTTCTCTAATCTTAGTGAACCAGGGATGATGTTGAGTCCTAAGCCTAACCATATTATGAGACCCAGCAAATCCACTTTTAACAGTCATAGGATTAATAGAATATCTTAATATTCTTCCTACAATTGAACCCTTCCAATATACATAATCTTGATGTTCAATAGAATGAGATACAGTCAATAGACAGTCTCCTCGCAAAGGTTTCTCAACATGCCCATCACCTAAAGCCATCCAATAAAGAGCCTCCATAATTTGCTTTTTATCGAATGTTAGTACATCATCAATCATCTTTCTCATTTTATCCATAGTTTCCTCTATATTAGTCATGATCGTTACACCTCCTGTATCAGTTTGGCTCGGGATTGTCTCAATGAGATGTTCCCCGATTTTGAGTAGTTTTACATGCGCAAAGTTTATACAGTACGCATTCCTAAAAACATAATTATTTCCTCCTATAAATTGCTTCGTTTATTTATAAAACGAAGGTTAAATATTTATCTTATTGTGCAGCAGTTGTAGGTGCAGCAGAGGTCGGTGGTGTAGTTGTTCCAGTATAAGTTAATACCTTACCAAGTACAAACCACTTCATTCCATCAGAGTAAAGAAGTGCTTCATCACACTTACCATCCAATGTTATATCACCTGCCCAGCACTCACTATCATCTTTGAAGTCTTCAATAGTGATAGTATTCACAGGGTCTGCATTTCTACATACAATAGAATAGAATCTGCCTCTAGCTTCAGAGACAGGTGGGAGAGTTATGACTATAGGACCTGATGTAGGATCTGCTGAAGGCCGTAAGACATAATCCCTGGTATTCATTACATAATCTGCATTGGGAGCATGATACTTATCAACAACTGTATCCTGTCCCCAAAATCTATCTTCACGCATTTTAGTTACCTCCTTTAAATTATTTCATTCATCTTATCAATCTCCGAGAGGAGAGAGTTTGTATTAGGTTTCTGTCTTGACCTGGAACTTTTTGTCCCAGGGAATCTTGGTGATTTCCTTTTAGGTGCCTCAGTTGATGGAGCAGAAGTTGCTCCAGCTTTCTTTTGAAGTTCAAGACGTTTTCGAGTTTCTTTCTCTGTCTCATTGAAGATCTTATCAAGTTTCCAATCAGGATTTTCTGAAGCAAGCTCTTCATATACAGCAGCGACAGCTTTCTTGAATGGTTTGAGATCTTTGTTTTCAGTGTAGAATTCATCAACCTTCTTTTTCAAAGTTGCTTGTGCGACTACATTGCTCTTAACAATGTCAGGGATGTTTTTTAAGGTAGTTTCCTGAAACTGTTTTGAAGCATCAGAGCCCATCTTATATACCTTGTTAAGAATCTTATTAAGAATATCTGGGTCTCTCGTTAAATCATCAAGGTCAAGTTCTTTACCGAGGAAGTCTATTTCTTTATAAGGTACTTCTGTTGTCGGTGATTTAGTTGCAGGAGGTTTTTTCTCCTGAGTCTCATTTAGTTTTGTACGAAGTGCTTCAATCTCCCTTTTCATTTTCTCAAGTTCATCATCTACAGGTGCCTCAGTTGTTGGAGCATCCGTAGCAGGTGCACTTGTTCCTGGAGCATCTGTTGTTACACTTTTTGTTGAAGGTGCCTCTGTTCCTGGAGCTTCCGTTCCAGGTGCTTTTGTAACAACACTTTCAGTAAATGGAGCATCTGTAGCTGTTGGTTCACCAATGTTTAGCATTGCATCAATCTGATCTTTAATTTCTTCCGGCATGAGTTCCTCCTCTATTTAACACTTAATTGTCTTGAAATTTCCTTCCAATATCCATATTCATCTGTACCATTCCCACCTATGTTTATTAAAGTGATTACATCATCTTGCTGTGCATTAAAGGTTGATAATGCAGGTAGTTGGTTTAGATAAAGTTGTCCAGTATCTTTAGGTCCATCTACAAATGATATATCATTATCTTGAAATATAAAGGTTTTCGTTTGTCCTTCAGCACCGCCTTCTATCTGATTAATAAGTGCAGCTCCTGAACTATCAATTTTAATATATTCTTTAGTAGCTGTACTAAGATCAGTTCCAATAACTAATGTTGTAGCTCCACCTAATATAGTAAGGTCAGTAAAAACTATATCAACAACCCCAGCCTCTAAATTATTTATAGAAGATACTAATTTTCTAACCCAATAAGGCCACATGCTTACTAATTCTTGATCAGTTGGTTTATTTGGATCTAGACTCATTTTCTATCTCCTCTTTATTCTCATCTTTATCTTTTAAAATTTCTAAGAATACATCTGGCATGGATGTGAAGTAATCTATCGCCATCTCTCGCCCATGTATGTCTCCTAAGTGTGTCAAGATGTTTGCGCCGGAAGTTATGGAATCTCCAACGGTCTGTCCATATTCATCTTTACATCCATCTTTCCACATTTCTAACTCACGCTTAATATCTTTCCATAAGATTGATGCTTTAAAAGTTTCAATTTGATCTTTTGTAGCATTAACTATGACCTCTTGATCTTCTTTCATTTTAAACTCCTGTAGGTACTAAATTCCCTTTATCTACTTCATTCATTGTCTCTTCATTACCCATTACTGTTGGTTGGATTCTATTAACATTCCTTTTAAAATCCTCGATATTTTTAGCTCCAAGTTCAGTTGCTATATAACTAAACAATCTGAATACATCAAATTCTTGAGAAAGTTGTTCAGAACCACCTATTATTTGAAACAGTTGTACCCAGATCTCACTGAAGTTTCCTCCAGGAATACTTCCATCTCTAACGATTACATCATAGTCAATTGATAAATCAAAAGGAGTTACTGGAACTCTTTCCTGTTTCCCAAACATCTCGGTTAGCTTTTCTTGATTCCTTCCAATGGTTTTTACATAAGTATCTTGTGACATATACTGCTGTGTATGAACAGCAAACATGTAACCTATATCTTGCATAAACTGCATACCTATGATTGAAGCAATCCTTTGCAAACGTGAAATAGCACTTCCTCTAGTCCCTTGAAATTCACCTCTTGTTAATCGCTCAGGACCTCCTTGTCGAAGTGAGCCCATCATAGATTGGTCAGCGCCAGAGATTTTATCCATCCACTGTGTTATGTAAGCAGAATCAGCTATATTATTCCTTGTGATGTCGTTTACCTGGAGTTGCTGTACAACCTTATCAACTCCTCTTCCCCATGCAGGCCTTCTGAGTCTAATAAGTTTGCCAGGCTCAGGATCTTTAAGGTCATTTATGTTGATTAGATAAGGATCAACTACAAACATATCATTGATAGATTTACGAACATTACTTACATGTGAGTTGAAAAGAAAATCTAATGTATGTTGAAGACCATGTAGGATTTCTAATCTACCAATAGGTGTAGGTGAAAAACCATCAAACTCAGGTGCAGCAACTGCAACAGGAAACATACCATGAGCATGGTCAACTTTAGAAGCAGATGTTATTACTTCATCTGAAGAGAGTGCAAAGAGCCACTTTTCTGGATATTCACTTTCTCCAAGTTTCCATTCTTTCGGGATTAGATTTACATACATATAGATTGTATCTACATGATTTGTAGAAGCTGCAGTTACATTTCTTGGATCTTGACCTCCGTATTTTAAGTTGCGACTAGATTGGTCTATTGAAAAAGATGATTTTTTATTCCTTATTGCCTTAAGATATTTCACATTGAAGATTTCTCCATCGCTAGAGAGTTCTTCAGATAGCATATTCATTAAGTTATCACGCACAACCCAACCTACGAATTCACCAGATTGAGTGTCGTGAGCACTTACAGATGGGTCTGGTAGGTACATGTAAGGATCGATTGCATCTAGTTTATTCCCCTCGAATAGCATAGATTCAACGAAGGTAACTTTTCTACTTATGGATTTTCTACCGAATTTGTCTAAAGTGATTACCTCAGAATTTATAGGTTTCTTTCCAAGCAATTTTGTCCACCCAGGTGCACCAGGCCCTATTCCATATGCAAGGGAGTTTCGTAAGACAGTGTGTACAGCGAGAGGGACTTTAGTTTTAATACAATGAAGACGGACAAGTAGTTCAAGCAACATAGTACCCTGTACATCTTCAGGTCCAACACCTTCATATTGAAACATAGGGTCTTGGAAAAAAGCCATTGAAAGATAGGTTAGAAGTGCCTCAAGCATTGCATAAGTATAAGGGAAGACGATTGATACAGGTTTTGCAGTATCCTTTTGCTTAAGTTGTCTTTCCTTATCTTTGAGAGGAATGTAGGTTGTTAGAACCTTATCTACTTCATTCCAGGAAGGATAGCGCTTAGACATTTCATTACGAGACTCCCTAGCACGAGTTAAGATCTTTCCCTTAAGCTCTTTATGAAACTCTGAATCTGGCTTAAGATTAAGACCATTAGGGTACTCGTAATCGTAAGATTTATCTGAGAAATCTGTTGTACTCCCCTGTCCTGGTTCACCTGATACGGTATAGGGCATTAATTATCTCCTAAAGTGTCTTAAACATTTTATCTACTGTATATTCAGTAGCCCAATTTAAAAGAATTATCTCATTAGACACATCTGGGTCAGTAGCATCTATTCGATAAAGTCGTCCAGCAATTAATTCACCAGCCTTTATTTCGTTACCTACTCCATCAATATCATAGTCAATAGTGAAATCAAGTCTATATAAATCATATTGAGCATTTCTTCCTACAAGCACTGCTTGTTCTATATCTACATTATTAGAGGTTATTGGAACTTCTTCTCCAACAATTGTATGCTCCCATGAGAAACGAAATTTAAAATAGTCTCCTACATCCTCAGCTGCTGATAAACAAACACCTGCATAGAACATAATATCAGATGTTCCATTCCACCTACCTGGGACTCTCTGTCTAAAAAATAATTCTTCATTATCTGCAGCGTAGATAGGAAATGAAAATCCTTTAAATATCCCTATTGTTACCTGAGTAGGTTTTGCATGAGCAAGTTGAGCTGTGTAGTCTATTTCAGGACGAAGGGTTAATTTTCGCTCAGCTGTGCCATGTAAAGATATAACTCCAGAATTATCAATAGATAAATAATTTAAGGCTCCACCTACTCTAATACCTCCTGAAGCATAAAATAACTGAGCAGTATATTTTCCACCTATTGCTATCCATCTTTCATCACCTACTCCAGATGCATCTACTATGTAAGGTGCATTTACTGCAGGTCCTGAAGCATCATAGGCGTAGATTGTGTACTCATTTTGTACTGTAGCACCAATTATTTGATAAGCAAGGACAAGCGCACCTAGGTCACCTGTTAATACATTTAGCTCAGTTGGGTTATCTATATCCACAACAGACACAGGTGGCATAAGCCTAAACCCAAGATCAACAAGACGAAGAACTTCTTCATCTGCAACAGGGCCTTGTTCCACACGGAGCTGTCCATCCGTAGTCATTGCTTTATGATCTTCACCAGCAAAATCTCCATCAGGGTCATTTACTGGAACAGTATCATCATAGACAAAAGGTCCTAATGAACCAAAATACACCTTCTTTAAAGCCAAACTTATCTCCTTTGTTTAATTAAAATACGAAGCAATTAATGATTCTCAATGAGCAAAAAGATGACTCCTAAGAAACTTAATAATGTTGATATTAAAGTACCTATCAAGAGCTTTTGTGCTCCATCCCATTTAAGCCATAAAGATTTCACATCACCCTCCAACATTTTAATCTTTGCACACATCCCTGAATGTTTTAGACAGACATCATCTCTTTCCATTTTAAGCATATCTCCAATTGCTTATGGGAGGTTCGTAATTTAATTCTTTATATTCAGCCTCTACATCAGCAGGATTTTCTTTAGGTGAGAAGTAACG